GCTTCAAGAATTCGCCTATATGGCCGAACTGATTGACACCGATTTAGACACGGTTGTCAGTTCGTTTGGAAAATTGAAGAAATCAATGATCTCGGCGAAGGACGGAACTGGTTCTGCTGCCGAGGCGTTTGAAAAACTCGGAATTCAGCTTCGCGACGAAACCACAGGCGAGTTAAGAGATGCGGAAACGATTTTCTATGAGGTCATTGACGCACTTGGCGGAGTAGGCGACGAATTAGAGCTTGAAGAACTTGCGATGGATATCTTCGGCAAATCCGCCAAGGATCTAAAGCCGATGATTAAGATTGGCTCTGACGGCATTCATGAATTCGCTCAGGAAGCGCACGACATGGGCGCGGTCGTAGACGAGGAAGGTCTTGAAGCGTTAAACAATATGCAAGACGGATTCGACCGCCTCGACCAGTCATCACAAGTTCTTCAAAGACAACTTGCGATCGCTCTTGCTCCGGCAATCACGACATTGACCGAAGAATTGATAAAGCTGACTCAAGACCCACAATGGCAAGAGATTTTCAGCCAAATGGGCGAGACATTGGAGAATATCCTTCCTGTTATCTCTTCGATCTCAAGCTTATTGAGTCCGCTCTTCGAGGCTCTAAGTCCTATCCTTGATATTGTCACATCCTTACTAGAAACGCTCGCGCCTGTTATATCTACGTTGCTTCAACCAATTGCGGACATCATTGGAATCCTGTTAGATCCGATTTCAGAATTGGTCGATGCTCTGTTGCCCGCTCTGGTTGCGATTGTCGATGCAATAGGTACAGTACTAGGGCCTGTTGGAGATTTGCTAAGTACGACAATTGATTTGATCATGCCTTTGATCGATTTGATTTTACCTCTTCTTACAGAGTCCATCTCTGGACTGGCAGAAGAACTTGAAATCGGGTTAGGGTCTGCGATTGAAGGATTCAATCAGTTAATGCAAGGTGATTTTACTGGCGCGGTCGAAACGTGGGGAGAAGGCATCAAAGATATGTGGTCTCTGGTGTCGAAGTTCGTTGATAAACTTGGACCTTTATGGGAATCGATGAAAACGACAGCAGTTAGTTATATAACAGAATGGAGCGGAAAGTTGGTCTCTGGTTTTACTGATGCTTTCGACTCTGCCAAGGAGCTAGTAAAGAACGGTCTGGATGCCATTAAGAACTTCTTTGACAATATCGACCTGAGTTTACCGCATATCGCACTACCTCACTTCTCAATCACAGGCTCGTTCTCTTTGAATCCTTTGTCAGTTCCTTCGCTTTCTGTTTCTTGGTATGCCAAGGCCATGAAAAACGGCATGATTCTGGATAATCCCACAATTTTCGGGATGCAAGACGGAAAACTATTAGGCGGAGGCGAGGCTGGAGCTGAGGTCGTCGCTGGTCTTGGTTCTCTGATGGGCATGATCCAGAATGCGGTAAATACCGCGAACCAGACAACAAATTTCGGCGGCGTGAATATCGTCATCAATGCAAGAGACCAGTCTCCCAGAGAGATCGCGAAAGAGGTTGATTCCATCTTAACCGAGAAGTATATGAGGAAAGTGGCGATTCAAAGATGAGCAATCCTAAACAAAACTACTTTGAATATAATGGCAAGAAATCGACCGATTTTCAAATTTGGATAAACGGAGACGGCAGATACGCGAGTCCTGAACCAGACGTCGAGTCGATTGAAGTGCCAGGGCGAAACGGAGCGTTGACCTTGTGGAATGGCCGATACAGAAACGTGAGTGTTTATTATCGGTGTGTGATTCCTTTCCAGTTTAGAGGGAATTACGACAACTTCCGCACATGGCTTTTGCACGATGTCGGATATCACAAGCTTAACGACACCTATAAAACCGACGAGTTCCGGCAAGCAAGAGTTTTATCTGGTCTAGACATCTCAAGCATTGAGTGGGCGAACAATATTGGGACGTTCACGGTGAGATTCGATTGTATGCCACAACGGTTCAAGAATATTGGAGACGAGTTCCAAGAGATTTATCAATCTGGTGATTTTATTGGTGACTATGATCATGCATGGTATCCTTCAAAACCAATAATCGCTACGCAAGGATACGGCCAAATCACGATTGATCATGGCGACAATCACGAAGATCCTGTCACGATTACAATCGCACAAAACACATTTGCATATAATCTTTACGTGGATTGCGATCTTGAAAACTGTTATGCAAACCTAACGACGATGCAAAACAGAAACTCGTATCTTACTTTGAATGATGGCAAGTTCCCGATACTGCTACCAGCTACGAAAAACACAATAACATTTGACAATACGTTCACAATCGTAAAAATAAAGCCGAGGTACTTTAGACTATGAGACCAAGACTTTTTGTGGCAAGTGCTACAGACTTCAGAACTCAGGGAAGAGGCGCGGTCGAATGTACTCGGTGTGTTGTTGAACAGGAAATCAACGGAATGTTCGAGCTTGAGTGCGATGTTCCTGTTGATGGGTACTTATATAACGAGTTAGCCATTTCCAAAATCCTTGTCGCTCCGCCTGCAAAAGGGAAAACACCTCAAGCGTTCAGAATCTACAGGATTTCAAAACCTATCAACGGAATAGCAACAGTAAACGCAGAGCATATTTCGTATCAGTTAAGTTATATCCCTGTTATGCCATATACGGCGTTATCTTTGGGAAACGCACTTAACAAGATTACCGATTATGTCGCTGAATCGTGTCCGTTTACGTTTTCTACAAACAAAGTCACAAGCACACCTTGGACATCTCCAGAAGTGCCAACGTCAGCTCGTGCGATTTTGATGGGGGCGGAAGGGTCTCTGCTGCAACAGTACAAAGGCGAATACAGATTTGACAATTGGACTGTATCACTCAGAAACCAACTCGGTTCTGATAACGGCGTAAGGGTAGCATATGGAAAAAACCTTGTGGATATGCTTCAGGAAGAATCCATCGAGAATACGTATACAGGAATCTGCCCATATTACAAAAGCGATGATTACGTTCTGACATTACCAGAAAAGGTCCTGCATAGCGCAAACGCTTCTAACTTTCCGTATCAAAGAACGTTACCAGTTGACCTTAGCGACAAGTTTGAAGACGCACCTACTGAGCAACAGTTAAGGGATGCCGGAAATGCTTATATGACAGCCAATAACATCGGCGTTCCTAAAGTCTGCTTGGAAGTCTCGTTCGTTCAGTTATCAGATACCCAAGAATACAAAGACAAGATGATCGAGTCAGTAAACTTGGGCGACACGGTACACGTTGACTTTGAAAAACTCGGAGTCAGCACGACCGCCGAGGTCGTTCATACTGTTTACGATGTTCTGGCTGAGAGATTCGATACTATAACAGTCGGCTCGCAGAAATCAACGTTTTCTGGTGTTGTGGCTGGCCAACAAGAGGAAATCGACCAAGTAGTATCGAGAACCAGAAAGAAAATCCGAATCTACGATGAGTATGGGGCGTTATTACTCAGCATAGATCCAACGACGCAAACAGTAAAAGTAAACGGACAGTTAGACCTTGGTTCTGGCGCGACAATGGTCGGCGCGAACGGCGTATCCATAACAACAGGCGGAGACATAACAACACAACACGGAAACGCGAACACAAGAGCGGCGGTCGTGGCAAAGAGAACCGACACGAACGTAGAGGTTCGACTGGCGGTCGGTTCAGGCGGAACGAATCACGGCGTATACTCTGGGGGCTTGGAAAAATGGATGGTTTATTCAGACGGAACGGACATTTATTGCAACGGCAAACATCAACCAACAAGATTAGATTCAGCAGTACAGACCACAGGCACAGTCACATTGAGTGATGCCATGAAATATTCCACATTGGTGTTTGTGGGTGAAGCCGTCACGAACGGTGGAAGAATGAGCATTACTGTTCCCACCGTATATATCACAACCACAGCAACAGACTTCAAGTTTGCCGATGAAACCAACAATTATATCTTCTCTCTTACAAAGAGCGGGGATAACGTATCATGCGCCTATGTTAGCAGAACAAGCACAGGGCGCATCATGCGAGTATATGGGTATAAATAAGGAGATAGCCATGCCAGACGCAATTTTAGTGGCACTAATCACAGGAGGGATAAGCCTCTTGGGAACGATTATCACGGTTCTTGCAACAATGCACAAGACCACCAATTCAATCGAACAGTCATTTAAGGTCGCTCAGGCTGTCACCGATACAAAGATTGCTGAATTAACTCGTGAAGTGAGAGAGCATAACCACTTTGCCCAGAGAATTCCGGCAATCGAAGAACACCTTGCTCAACAGGACAAAAGAATTGATGCTATCGACAGGAGGACAGCTTGATGGAGATCATAAGAGGAACAACGCCAATTCTTATCTTCACCTTTTCCGAGGTTAACGTATCCGATATCACGGTCGCCGTTCTCACAATAAAGCAGAACGGTACGACGATATTGA